TGGTGTAGAAGTCATCACAGCAGTAGAAGATATCACTACATTCACTGTTGCTGTATCTGATGCTACAACTACCTTCATGGCTGCTACTAGCGTTGACGCTGCAGCTGCTGGTACAATGGTATTTGGTACACAGACACTTGGTATCTCTGCTGATGCAGATACTATCGACGCTGTAACAGTTATTGATGGTACAACTTCAGGTGCTACTGCACGTGTATGGGCTATCGTAGTAGACGTAAACGAGGCAACTCGTGACGCTGCTGAAGTAGTACGCGACGTACTTGCTTAATATACTTGGGGGCTGCTTAGGTGGCCCCCTAAACTCCTACCTGAGGTAAGTATGTCTAACTTTGTATCACTGATCAACCAACTGCTTGTCAGACTAAATGAAGTTACCCTTGATCCACAGGGGGACGGTTTTAGTGGTGTCCGTGGTGTCCAAGCTCTTGCTAAAGACGCCATTAACAGTTCTATCCAAACAATACTACAGAATGGCCAAGAGTGGCCTTTCCTAAAAATAACTACCTCTCAGACTTTGACTGCTGGACAGACTCTTTACAGTTTTCCTTCAGATTACTCTGACGCAGACTTTGATACATTCTTCCTTAAGAAGTCTGTAGGCCTTAATAACTCGGCGGCACCCCTCAGGTTAATTCCCTACGAAGACTACGTTCAAAACTATAGAGCATCAGACGATAATGGGCCCGTTGGTGGTAGAAGTGCACCTGAGATAGTCTTTAAAACGTATGATTCCGGTTTCGGTGTTACTCCCTCCCCTGACGAAGGGTACGAGGTTGAGTACACTTACTGGTCCCTCCCCAACGCTCTCACAGAGTTTAATGATGAATGTGTGATTCCAAGCGTCTATGACCACGTTGTTATTGACGGGGCTATGATGATTATGATGCGTTTCCGCTCTAATGAACAGAGTGCTGCAGTCCACCAACAAAACTTTGAAGCAAATATCCGTACAATGCGTAGGATTCTTTTAGATGAACCAGTACGTATTCGTTCAACAGTGATAAATCATAATGCCAGATAATATTAAGTCTTTCCTTGCCCCTTGCCAAGGTGGACTCATAAACAACCTTGACTATCTTACCCAGAGTTCTGCTGCTCCTGGTTCTGCGATTGCTATGATCAACTACGAACCCGCTCTTGAGGGTGGTTATCGTCGTATCTCAGGTTACGCCAATACCTACGGCACTGTTCCAGGGGAGACAGGGGCCCCTACCTTAGGTGCCGCTGTTTATGGTATCCTTAACAGTGGTATTTTTGCTTGTCGTAAACCAACAACAGGTAACAACTACTTTCATTATTGGGACACTGCTACAGAAGCATGGGTCTCCCCAACTACTGTGGGCTCCCCTACAATGGTCGGTGTTACGAAAGTACGTTTCGCTAAACTTAGTTGGAGTGTACCGAGGCTTGTTATGACTGACGGGGTTAACCCTGCTGCTACTTGGGATGGTACAACTTACGCTCAGATCACAAGTTCTCTTGCTCCGTCTGCGCCACGTTTCTGTGAAAACTTTGCTAACCACCTATTCCTTGCAGGTGACTCGACAGAACCTCAAAATGTCTACTTCTCAGCACCACTCAATGAGTCTGACTTTACCCCTGCAGCTGGTGCAGGTGTTATCAATGTGGGTTTTACGGTCGTAGCTATAAAGGCCTTTAGAGGTGAGCTCTTTATCTTTGGAACAAACAACATTAAACGCTTAACAGGCACAAGTATCGCAGACTTTACTGTTACAGACGTGACTAAAAACCTAGGCTGTATTTCTTCCGATGCTGTGGTAGAGTTTAATGGTGACTTGTTGTTTCTTAGTCCTGACGGTATTCGCCCTATCAGTGCAACGTCCCGTATTGGTGACATTGAGCTTGCTACGCTTTCTAAGCCTGTCCAAGCTATCTTTGAAGCCTACTCCCGTAATGAAGACTTAAGCTCAATTACACTGCTAGTCCTAAACCGTAAGTCTCAGTTCAGACTGTTCTTTTCACAAGCTGAAGCTTTGGGCCTTATTGGTTCTCTCCGTCGTTCAGGTGAGTCAGGTATGGGCTTCGAGTATTCTCAGCTTGTAGGCCTTGAAGTTTCTTGTGGAGACTCTGGGTACATTGGTGCTGAAGAGTTTGTTGTGCACGGTGATTCACTTGGTAAAGTTCATCGACAAGAAACTGGTCAGACTTTTGAGTCAAACCCTATCTTCTCACTATACCAAACACCGTACGTGTACATGGACGATCCAATCGTAAGAAAAGTGTACTACGACCTCAACACCTACATGAGGTCCGAGGGCCAGGTTAGTATTAACGTAGGTGTTAACTTTGATTATGGAAACAGTGATGCTCAAAAACCTACTGACTACGGATTAACAACAGAGGGTGCTGCAGCTAATTGGGGTTTGGCTACTTACGACACTACAGACATTTATGACGGTAACCCAAGTCCCGTTAGAAAGACTAACATACAAGGTTCTGGGGATTCTATCTCGATTACCTACGTTACTACAGAAGATCAACCGAGTCACACAATACAGTCTTACGTGATCTCATATTCTCTTGCCGACCGGAGGTAAATAACACATGGCTGGATATACCCGTCAATCTGCCGCAGACATTGTCCCCACCGCTGTTGTTCGTTCAGCTCCGGTTAACTCAGAGTACAACGCTATTCGTGATGCTTTTACTCAAGCGACAGGCCATAAACACGATGGCTCTACTGCTGAAGGGGCTTACGTACCGCTTATTGCGGATACGGATGCTAATAACAAAGTTGTTGTCGACAGTACAAATAACCGTCATGGGGTCTTTGTCGAAGTCGGTGGTACTCCTGTTGAACAACTTCGTATTCAAGATGGTGCGATTGTACCTGTTCTTGATAATGATATTGATCTAGGTACGACTACCCTCGAGTTTAAAAACCTTTACTTAGACGGGGTTGCTAAGGTAGACACCCTCACAGTCGATGAGAACGCCGCTGTGGTAGGTACTCTGGGTATAACTGGTACCACCACTGGAACTACGATTGTAGCTTCTACGGGCTTCTCTGGGCCTCTGACAGGCAGTGTAACCGGGAGTGTAACTGGTAACCTTACAGGTAACGTAACCGGTGACGTTACTTCAACCGGTGGTTCTAGTTTCACCGCTGCTACCCTTACTGGTGGTTCGATCAACAGCACGCCTATTGGCAACACCACTCCTTCTACTGTTGTAGGGACAAACATAACTGCGAATACTGGTTTTTCTGGGCCCCTTACAGGTAACGTAACGGGCAACGTGACAGGCAGTCTCACAGGTAGTGTAACTGGGGATGTTACGGGTAATCTTACGGGTAATGTTACCTCTGCAGGAACTTCTACTTTTAGTAACTTAACTGTTACTGGCACCCTTAACATGGACGCGGGCACTACGGGTACAATTACAAACCTTTCAACCCCAGTGAATGCAGGGGATGCAGCTACTAAGGTTTATGTAGACACTTCCATTAGTAGCTTAGTTGACTCTGCTCCAGCTGCTCTGGATACACTTAATGAACTTGCAGCAGCCTTGGGTGACGACGCTAACTTTGCTACAACTGTAACAAACGACATCGCAACTAAGCTAAGTCTGTCTGGTGGCACCATGTCAGGTGCTGTAGCTATGGGGTCAAACAAGATTACAGGTCTTGGGGCCCCTACCAACCCTGCAGACGCGACTACAAAGACCTACGTAGATACTCAGGACGCCCTTAAGCTAAGCTTGACAGGTGGAACGATGACTGGCGATATAGTCATGGGCTCCAGCAAGGTTACTTCAACTGCTACTCCTACAGCAGATGACGATCTTACCCGTAAGGCTTACGTAGACGGCATTCTTGGTTCTGCTACTGCTGCTGCTGATAGTGCCGCCGCTGCTTCTGTATCCGAAAGCAATGCAGCCGGTAGTGCTACTGCTGCCTCGAACTCTGCGAGCGCTGCTGCAACAAGTGAGACAAATGCCGCTGCCTCTTTTGACGCTTTTGATGACAGGTACCTTGGTGCAAAGACCTCTGCACCCACCCTTGACAACGACGGTGATGCCCTGCTTACAGGGGCTATTTACTGGGACACCACCGATAGCCAGCTTAAAGTTTACGATGGCAGTCTATGGCAACAAGCAGCCTTTAACGTAGCAGATGCAGTTATTTTATCTAACTGGACTATCACTGAATCTGGTGGTTCCTTGTATTTTGCAGTAGGTGGTACAAACTACATGAAGCTTGATGCTTCTGGTAACCTTCAAATCACAGGCACGATTGATACCGTGGCTACAATCAGCTAATAGTGGAGATAAACGAAGATGGCTATTAAAGTTTCAGGTACTACTGTAATTGATGGTAGTAGAAATATTGTCAATGTAGGTAACGTTGATGGTAGGGATATTTCAGTAGACGGCACAAAACTAGACGGTATCGAAGCAGGGGCTGATGTAACTGATGCTACTAATGTAGAAGCAGCAGGGGCTGTTATGGATGCCGATATTGGTGTCACAGTACAAGCTTACAGTGCTGTTCTAGCGGGGACTACAGCGTCCTTTACGACTGCTGATGAGACTAAGCTAGGCGGTATCGAAGCAGGGGCTGATGTCACTGATGCAGGTAACGTAGACCCACTAGTAGACACCCACCTGAACACTGGCACGGCTTCGTCTGGCGAGTTTCTGTCGTGGACTGGTAGTGACTATGATTGGACTACTGCGGGTGGTGCTTTTTCGGTTATCGGCACTAGAAACATTATTGCAATTTCCACACTAGCCAACCTTACAACTGGGAGAGACAATTTTGCGGCAGGTAGTGACACTTGTCGTGATTTAACCTCTGGTTCTTATAATATCGCCATTGGAGAATCAGCTCTGCGCCAAGGGGTGACAACGTTAGGTTCTTTGGGTATTGGATTTGAGGCAACCCGGTCAATTAAAGGTAATTACAATGTTGGCATCGGTTATCAAGCACTCGCTGGGGAGAGCGGCATTCTCAAGAACGCTAAAGATACTGTGGCAATCGGCTACAGGGCTGGTTACAAAGCCGATGAAGGGGAGGGTAATGTATTTGTAGGTCACATTGCTGGCTCTAACGTGGCAAGTGGGGATTATAATACTATCCTCGGCCCTTATGCTGGCACTAGCCTAACCTCAGGTTCCAACAACTTCATCGGAGGCTACCAAGCAGGCGCTAGCATCACCACAGGCTCCAACAACGTAGCCATTGGGAATAGTGCCCTTGATGCTGCTACTACGGGTGGTCAAAATATCGCCATTGGAGAAGGCGCTATGGGGCTTGGGGTGGTTACGGCTGCGAGTGGCTATAACGTGGCTATTGGGCGTCAAGCTGGGTATGACATAACTAGTGGAACCAATAACTCCCTTTACGGATATCGGTCTGGTCACAACCTTACCACAGGTTCCAACAACGTAGCCCTCGGCTATGCCTCCAACGACATTGGAACCACAAACTCCAACACAATTGTCATCGGTCACAGCGCCGACCCAACCTCCGCCACAGTCTCCAACGAGATTACGCTGGGGAATAGCAGTATCGCCACACTGCGCAGCCAAGTTACCACTATTACATCGCTGTCTGACGCACGGGACAAGACTGACATCCAGCCATTGAACGCTGGCCTTGAGTTTGTCGAAGCCCTGAACCCTGTGTCGTTCACTTGGAATATGCGTGATGGTGGCAAGGTAGGTGAAGCTGATACTGGCTTCATTGCTCAAGACCTGAAACAAGTACAAGAAGACCTTGGGGTTCACATCCCGCATCTTGTGTACGAAGCAGGTCCAGACCGCTTAGAAGCAGGTTATGGTAAACTACTTCCTATCTTAGTTCAAGCAATCAAAGACCTTTCTGAAAAAGTTGATGAGCTTGAAACACGCATTGTTGAAGGAAACTAATAATGGAAAATGAAGTAACACCGGAGCGTATCGCAAAGCACTACTCAGCAGCCCTAGACAGCGTTAACCTAGTTAATGACATTCTGGCCAACCCTGATAAGTATCTTGATGACCCGACTTGTCTAGACCGCAACCTTA